TATATCATTTAAAACAATAGGAACATCTCGTTTAATACCCATATCAGCCATATCATTAATTGTTAATGTGTAGTCTGGTTGAAAATAGGGTAATATCTGTTCTACAATTTGTAAAGCATCATCAGACTGTTTAGCCATGACATACAGTTGTATAGATAGATTATATGGAACAGGCATAAATTGAGTATCAAGTTTTTCTGTTTTTGATGAAGTTTTAACTTTTTTATATTTTTGTACTCTATTAAGTTTTCTGCCGGGATCATACGATAAGTTTTGTATCTCAAAACCAATACGAGGTAAAGTTACTGCAACAGCTTTTGATAAATCCGCATCTTCATTTAAACGAACTAACCACTTTTGTCGAGGGCCGTAAGCAAGAGGAACCTTCATTGTTTGTGTTATATTTCCATCGTTGTCCTTACGAACAAGTTGAACATTATTAAACATTGTTCCAAAAGCAATGATAACTTTTCGTATACTTTCGTGGTAAAATTGTTGGCCTAACATTATGTACTCCCTACATCACCAAAAGGGTTTGATTCAGTGAAGTCAAGTACTGTATCGTCCAAGGTGTCAAATAATTCATTTTGAGATGATTTATCTGTATTTGCATCTCCTATTATATAGGACTCTTGTACAAGATAATCACCTGTCTCAGAAAGAACAGAACCAGCAGATGTAGTCATTGTACTACTTTCAAGTGCAACCAATTCATCACTTTCTGTTTGATGTATAAGTCTACCTTCCTCATCTTCTAATAACATAGCATCAATCGTTGCAGTATTTTGTTCCAACGTAAATTGGAAATCAGAGGATGCGGTAGAAAGAGCATCTTCTATAGCATCTATTGTATCAATACCAGTATCAAGAGCCTCAGAACTATAATCAAATAGTCTACATCTTAATTTATATACTGGATTAGCATCTAACTGAAAAAATGGTACATCATCATCTACATAATTTATTTGAAACATTTTTTTCAATATAGGATGATATAGAGCATCTCCTTCATATGGTCTATCAGTATCAGCTGCATCTGTTTCATTTAAAATATAAAATTCTTCACCCTCTAAATCTATAGATGATGATATAGAACCAGATTCTAAAAGTATGGAACCACCCTCTGTAGAGTCTGTACCAGATTCTATAGTTATTTGTTTTGTTTTACCTTGAAATCTTTCTTTTGAAACTACAAATGTTGCTTCACTTAAATTCTGTAAACCAAATTGATTCATTATCTCTCGTTCACCAGCAAAACCCCCATCACTATCTTCCATATACATTTCTATTTTTGTAGCATCTCTAAAAACTGATAAAGAATCTTCACCCAATATAGTATCTTCAGCAACCAGTGTTCGATTTATATAATAAACATCATGACCATATATTTGAATAGCCTCTGATATTAAATCTCTATATAAATTCTGTTCTGTAGTTACTGCAGCTACACCACTTGTATGAAAATGTCTATTAACTGCCATAAGATTACCCCACCATGTAGTTCACTGGTAACTCAAAAGCCAACTGAATCTCTTCCTCTAATTTATTTTGTTCTTCGATTGCTTGTGAATATAATGTTTCTCCATTCATGGTAACACCACCAAGCATTGCAACACCACTAAACTTAGAAAGGTTTGCTCCCCATTGTTTTTTAATTAATGCTGTTGAATATCTTTTAAGAAAAATATCATCATAGATATCAGTGTATGTTGTAGGGTCTAATTTACGATAACACTCAATTATAATATACTCATCAGCTACAATTTTATTTTCCCAATCCATATCAATATACAAACGATTACTATGTTGATAATATCGTATAGGAGTTTCACCAACAAGAATATGTTCTAAATGGTCAAGATGTTGCATTGTTTGTTGGTAGTGCATAACTGAAGTTGATGAAAAATCATAAAGATCATTTAATCTTAATTGATATCGAACATCAAATAAACTTCCACCACCACCAGTATCAGTTAAAGGATAAACTTTTATTACAGATAAAACTGAACTAGGAATAGGAATAAAGTTTTTTCCTTCTTTCCAAGTTGCAGTAATTGTACCATCGGCTGAATCAGTGGCAGTTGCCGATGCATCAGACCTTGCTCTGGTAATATCTTCAGCAGTTATCTGATGTTTAAGATACATTCTTTCAACACCGTCATAATGATACTGAGCAAAATACTGTAGTGCCTCATCTAAACGATCATCTACTTGATCGTCTGATACATTAATATCAATAACTCCATCACCAAGAGCACGTAAACAATATGACTTTAGAGTTGCTTTTGTAGAAGGTATGGCCATGTTAGAATCCTTTCTACTTATTTATAAGTTTATGATGATGGTGGTCTGATATTATCTCCAAACGCCTCTTCAGAAAAGGCGACGTAAATAAATCGTTTATTACTCTTATTATGACTTAGATTACTACCTGTTACTCTAAAACCTGTAGATGTAAATTGAAGAGGAAAACTACCAACAGTTGAAATAGCTGAATCTCTATTTGCAGATACAAGTCCTTCATTCAGATTGGCATTGACTGCGGTATTGTAGACATTAGTAGTTTTGTTAGAATATATAAACCAATCATAACCAGAACCACCATCTTGAGCAGCTTTAATCATAAGAAAGGCTGGCTTAAAACCATGATGACCGTCATCAACATGGACATATGGCCCAGTAGCAGTTCCTTGATTTCCTATATAACAGCCAATTCCAATAAGGCCGGGAGTTTTTGCAAAACAGTAAGCTATACCCACACTGGTATCAGTGTTTAATGCTCCGCCTGTTCCTAGAGATGCTACTGATGTTGTAGGTGCAGTATCATTCCATTGAGTTGCATCATCAACAACTGGATCACCACCATTATTTCCACCACCACCCATTGCAATATAATCTGTTTCTGGATCAGTTCGGGCTAAACCTGAGTGGTAACAGACCCAAGTTCTGGAACCGTCAACTGATTTTACAATCATAAACTCTGGGGCTCGATCTAATCCATGACCAATGGTTAAATTAGAACCTGTTCCAGTATATCTAACTATAGAAAACCCACCATTTGATGCTGCAGTTACTCTAGTTTGAACTGATCCAGAAAAGTTTGATGATCCAAAGGTAGAGTTGGTATTGACTGCCCCACCCATACCACTGTGTGCAGAACACCAATAATACAGGGCTGGTGCTGATGCTGGTACTGTAAAGATTAATCTTCGTGTCGTTGCAGCTGCAAATCCAGAAGTGTACTGAGCATAAGTTTTCGATACACCATCTAAGAAATATGTAATACCAGATGTATAAACAGTATCATTTGCTGCAGTTCCTATACTAAACGGATGAGTTGCATTTGAAGAATCATCCATATTAAATGTATATGTTCCACCTTCTTGTAAGTCAAGAGCTACAGCACTCGTTCCAAAATCATCGAAACGATACTTATTTCCAGTATCAGAAACTACCTTTACAACATACGTCTGTGTTGGAGCAGCACCACCTGCTTTCATACAAAAAGCAACGTAGGTTCGACTAGAAACATTCACACTGCTATTATTTCCAAGCGTAAACCCATCAGTGTTAAAAGCTGTTAAACTTTCAGCAACTGTATCTTCAACACCAGTACTGTTAGTTTGTAAAAACTTTGTTGCTCCACGCACACTATCAAATAGCATCCATGAACTGTCATTAGAGCGGCACTTTAACCAAACAAAATCAGGTTGAAATCCAACGCCTGTAATAGCTAGTCCACCACTTCCAATTGCAGTACCATTACCAGTGTATGTAACTGTGTTATAGAAGAGGCTTGGATCGGGTACGAGAGGAGTGGTCATATTTTGTGTGGCTATTTCTTTGTAGTCAGAATTAGCCGGTGTATATCTCCATTCTGCTGCAGAAAATCTTGTTCTGTATTTTTCACCGACATAGTGGCCAAAAGCAGGAATAACCATTTGATTGTTAGGATATAAAGTCTTTAGATTATCAAAGGCAAAGCCTGTTCCTGTGCTAAGGTTAGCACTGTTCATAAGAGTACCATTTTTGCCCCAATATATTTTGCCGTTGTCCATATCAAGATAAGTTTGAAGAGTGTCACCTGTGGTATATGAAACTCCATAACTAGTTGCAGTTCCTGCCGAATATTTTTTTGTCAAAGTACCTCTTGTTGCCCAGCCCAAACCATTTCCATGACCAACATAATGTGATGAGGCTCTAAGCATAGAAGTTGCAGCTTCAGATGTTGAGGGAGTAACACCTACGGATATACTGTTAAAAGCTGTAGAACCATCAGTTGCAGGGGCAATAAGTTGATGCTCCCAATACCATTTTCCACTACCTAGTGGTATGGTTGCATTTACGGAACTAATATTTCCTGATGTATCTGCTGCACCATGTTGACCACCTCTAGTTATGGTAGGGCCCTCATCGTATCCCTTAGATAAAGGATTCAATGTGGCAGTATCCCCCACACCAAGAACTGAACTCGTAAGAGCACTATATCCTGTCGGCGGAGTATATTTAAAATCTTCTGAATCAAAAACTATTGTACCACAATCACTAGTTGTGTTTCTTCCAAATATTGGTGTGTAAGTTCCACTTGATATAGAAATGTCAGTACCAAAAGTATTATTAACTCCCCATGCTATCTCATCGTCATCAAGGTTTAGTTTGACCGCCAAAACATCACCATTTGTTGGGCGCGCACCAGTGCCACCAGAGGTATCATAATTCGTAGCCGTTCCATTATTTACCTTATATTGTCCATAAGTTCCATCAGATGGAGAAAATGCTGCGCCTGGATTAGCACCCCACCCATTTGAAATAGTTGACCCAGCTAAAGTGGGATCAGCAATACCGGCAGTAAACCCATTATTTCCACTTATTGAGGTGCCACCTCCACTTCCAATTGTTCCATAATCAAGATCATCAAGAAGAATATACTCCCAATACCATTTTCCGCTAGTTTTATTAATAGTACCCATTACATAATTATTTCCACCTTGCACAGCATAAGTTGTATTAGACCGGCCAGGTGGCCCAGCTGCAGCATTGGGAAGAGGAGTTAGATCAGTATGATAATCAAGTGTTCCTCCTTCTTGTGTAACTGGATCAAGACCCATCTTCACCGTACCTATCTGTTTTGTATCGTTGATAGCCGCTCGGTTACTAATATTGTCTGTTCCCATACTTCTTGAGCTAAATATATTTGTACCAGTTTGATAAATCTCAAAATAAATGTCACACGCAAA